TTAATCCGCTACTTTTTGAACATCTCGTTCAAAGTATTCAAGTCTCATTTCGCGTCCTTTAAGTTTCCATGGAGAAGATTTAATATCCAGCATTCCTTTGTTGTGTAATTCATTTACAGTAGAAGATATCGTGGAAATGGAGCAGTTTGCTAATTTGGCCAGAATATTTATTTGAAGCCATTCTGGGAAAACTGGTAATGTGGTATTAGATAAGTTATTTTCTAATAAAAAATTGAGAGTAGAGACAACTTTATTTTTCGAGTTTTCAATACCAAGTAACGCTTGCCTCTTTAAATCTTGTTCATTTTTTTCTGCTATTTGTAAGAAGAAGTTTGATAAAATTTGATCTTCTTCCAACTTTCCAAATACACCTTCTGCACTTATTAAACAAATTTCAGATGTTTCTAGAGCTTTTAATACCACTGGATTTCTAGTTGGGAAAATGAGATTCTTTTGAAAGAAGCAGCGAACAATTCCTTTTTTCTTTCCATCACTTTCTTCAATTAATGTTCCGCTTTTTACTAACAATACGTGTTCTCTATCTATCGTAATGCTTTCCCATGCTTTAATTTGCTTGCAAACATAAGAAAAGTTATCAAGTAAATAAGCGTAAATAATCGCATCTCTTTTAATGTAATCATGGTATTCAATATACTTCATTTGTGTAATCATCCTTTCTGAAATTCCACCACAAACTTATTATCTTAGAAAACAAAATATTTTCGTACAGGCAATTACACCTAATTTACGAGAAAAGACACTCTCTTAGACACTATTTCGTAACATTTACCGTTTGAACAAAATCTCAGAAAACTTCAAAATCATTGATAGAACTTAATTAACAAAAAGAACCAAAAAAAAACGATTTCCTCAAACAATATCAAAATAGCTAAAAAAGAAGCGATATTCGATAAAATTTCATCAAATAACGCTTCTTTTTTTATTAAAACCATCACTATTGTACTATTCCAATAGTTTATATTGTCATATTTTTATTAATAATTTCCATTTTTTACAACTAGAAGCACCATTTTCAAGCTTGACTTCAATCAAAATTTGCTAAAAAACTGCTATTTTTGCTCCATAGTTTCCGATGCAATGTAATATTCTCCGTTCTCTTTAAACAGAATTGTCCTTGGAATCTCATCCCCATTTTTCACTTTATAAAGTTCTGTTCCTTCACTTAAATAATTAGAGGTGAAATTTTTATTTGGTATTCGGTAATGGCGAATTCTATGCTCTATCTCACCAATTTTCTCCAAAGCATCCTCTTTCTGTGCCGGCTCGTACGTCACTATATATAGAACGTCGTCAACTTTCATCATTTCTACAAGGTTGTCTCTATATAACAACCACTTTATTCCGAATACTACTGCACAGCTAATTACTACTACCAAAATTACGGTGAACCATTTCTTCATCTTCATGGATTAGCTCTCTTTCTATGATGTATTTATGTACTTATATAAGGATATAACAGGAAGACGAACTGTACAACTAAAATATGATGAACGGAATGTTTTTCGACATATACCAGCTACTTTAAAAGTTTACAAACAAAAAACCGCCTAAACACATTGTTTAAACGGTCTTCCAATATGGGTTGTGAGGGTTTCGAACCCCCGACCCGCTGATTAAGAGTTGGTTTTGTGTTGAGCAGTTATACGCATTCACGGGAAGAAATCGGCTTTGTTACGCGGTTTATGCCTTTTTAAAAGCTGTTACAAGAAGCTATAAGTATTTATATGTTGTTTTGCTCTGCCCCATTTATGCCCCGCAAGTATTCTTTATAAACATTTTCTATATTAATTGTATCCTTTTGTATTCTTTTGTTTAGTATAGCAATTTCTTTGTCTGTCCGCAAACTAGCAAATAGTTTTTTTACAGCACGATCTTTCCCCTCGATGTAGCAAATATATTTAAAATCATTAAAGCTATATATTCTCACGTCATAACCTCGCAAAAAATAATATCTTCTATATTAATGTCAATTATTCGTTCGTCAAAGCGTTCAAGTGATACAATGTGTTTTTTGTTGTCGATGTATACAGGAACTACATACTTGTAACGCACATGATGATTATTCTTTAAAAACAATATTTCTATCGACCAATTGCGCCTGAGCGCGTCTGCTAATACTATTGAATGTTCTAAAATATCATCAAATAAGTTATACATTTACTTCACCTCTTGCTAACATTATACGAACAAGCGTTCTTAAAATCAAGAACAAAAAGAAATAAAGTTAAAAATAATGTTTGACTTTGTATAATACATGTATTATAATATAAGTATAGAAAGGAGTTGAGACAGTGAAGGATGTTTTAGAGGAAATAAAAACAGTCCTCGAAATTATCACTCTTGCAGTAGCGCTCGTAACATTACGCAAGAAAGATAAAAACAAGGACAAGTAAATCAGAGGGGTGAAATTCCCCTCCCTCTAATAAATTATAACATGGCTTTCACAAATTATGAATAAATATATCTGGATTATATTAATTGTTATTGCTGTAAATGGGTTGGCTAGCTACTTTCAAAATACTGTTTTAACTATAGCAGCTATTCTCGTGACATTAGTCTGCTTAGTATACCTTATAAAAAGGAAGTGATTTAAATGAAAGATAAAAAAACTTCTGATGCACAGCTGAAAGCAAATAAAAGTTGGCAAGAAAAAAACAAGGAACATGCGAATTATTTAAAAAGCCGTTCAGCTGCACGATCTTTCATCAAGAAAAAAGCCACTTTAGAGGATTTGGCAGAACTAGAAATTGCAATAAAGCAGAGAAAAACTGAAATAATTTCATTAGACAATAGCCCTGAATGAGAGCTTTCAGGGTGTTTTTTTGCATAAAAAAACCCTGACTGGTGAGTTAGGGTAGATTCCTGAATTATGTCATTCTATAACTTCACTGAATACTAAAGCCATATTTACATTAGCATCGGAGTGATTCCCAGTTTTTTCAAAACCAATTTTCTTGTAGAAGCCAACAGCCTCCTTAATTGAATACACTGTCAGTAGAGTTGCTCCTACATTAGGTAGAATTTTCAGTTTAATAAAAGTTATTAAGTAGTTCATTAACACAATGCCAACACCCTTCCTTTGATGATGTTTTTCAATAGCAAAGTGATGTATTTGTAACGCTGGTATAGATTTTCTATGAATCGTGAAATGTGGATGGCTAGGTAATTTCCCAGAAACAATAGATTTTTTTGTAATCTGTGCCCTATCTGATGTTAATGTAAAATAGCCTGCAACACTTCCATCAATAAAAAGAATAAAAGTTCGCGTTAAATTGCAGATGTGGTCACTTAGCGCATCATTGTGTAAATAAGAGTCAATATCAACATTTCCGCATGAGAACTCGTTTACGGCTTGTTTTTCTGTGTCTGCAAGTCCTGAGATACTCTTCATTTCTATATTTAGTTTCATTAAACTTTATAAATTTCACCATCAATTTTTATTTCTTTGATGGCTTTAAGATTGTGTTTAGTTTTTCTAACATTACTATTACGAGTTGTTGCTTTTCTATCAATTCTACTCATGAATTCGCTATATTCTTTTTGGTTACTAAACGAAAAGGCTGTATTTTTTATAGTCGTAGTTGCCATTTTCATCCCTCCAAGTTTTAATTCCTTATACACTATATTATACACAATAAGCGTACTTGTAAACCTTTTTTTAAATTTAAATCACCTTAAACGGCTTTTAAATGCTTTTAAACGTGCTTAACAGCACTTAACAGCTACAAAATGATGTTATCTTAATTTTAGCTTATTTATTAGCTTTTAAAGTATCACAAAAGTATCCCTAAATAAAAAAAGACCCCTCAACAATTTAGCTAAGGGGTCTTTTGGCTTATAATTTCGCTATTGAGTTATAAGCTAACGTTTCGCATCGTTTCACGTCTGCTATTTTAATCTTGAAGCCCCATTCCCAGCAATCGTTGAAAACAGCGCAATTTACATAGCCGTTTTTCAAGCTGGATGGATCAATGCGAACTATTTCGCCTTTTGTGATTTGAATGATACCTTTGCCACCGATTTTTTCGGCAAGTTTTTGCGTTACTTTTGCTAGTGCAATAACATAGCTGCCTGATACAGCCGGACACGTCCAGTTTGCGCGATTTGTGTAACCTTTCGTAGTTTTGAACTCGCAATATCCGCTTTCGTATTTAAAAATAGCGCCTCGAGGTAGCTCTGTAATCACCTTTTTGTAAGTTTTATCTTTATAAATTTTTACTCCTGTTTCCACTACAATATTTTTTTGCGCCATCTTTGTTGCCTCCATTTTTTAGTTTTATTTTAAGAAGTAGTTTGCTGTGTAATACCAGCCGTCAGATGGATACCAAAGCTCTAAGTATCCTTTCCCGTTGTTGTACCATGCTAATTTCGTATTAGGTGCATACCATTTAATTTTCCCAGAATTCAATTTAGTGTTATTCCACACTGGAATACGAAGGTCTTTCGCGCTTTTAATTCGAACTTTTATGCGGCCTTTTGCGTCTTTTTAGCTACAACATCGCAAAAGCTTTTATACATGTAGTAAAGTTTGTCATCAATGTATGTCTTGTACCAATATTGATTATGATCATATACTAAGAACTCAGTTCCTACCTTATACATGCGGAATGGTGATGATTTAAAGTCCATTTTCGGTAGCAGTGGTGCGCTATCAATGACTTTACCCTCGTAACGATTTGAATTTGTATTAGTGTTTTGTGTTGCAGCAGGGATTTTCTCACCACTTACAGCATCACATAGTTCAAAATGCGGATAGTCTTTAAAACTTTTCCAGTCTCCGCCCCATTTAAACCCTTCTGCTTTCATAGCAGCAACAACCTTTTTCCACCGGGAAGTTGTTGACTCCCAAATAACATCTTTTCCGTCATTTGTATACAAGCACAAGTCAACAGCTACCCCGTAGTTGTGATTAGATTGCCCGCCCTTGGCATTAGTAACAATTGCTCCAGGTTTGGTTCTCCCTTGTGCATATAGCGCATTTTGTTCCGCTGTTGAGCGGTAACCTTGCGCAACACAAAGATAAATACCTTCTTTTGCCATTTTTTTAATTACATTTCGTGTTTTATCCGATGTAATTTTATACATTCCCCCAGCATTCAATTTGCGATTTGCTTTTTCAATTAGCCATGCCTCTGTTAATGCCATTATTTATCATCCTTTCCATATTTTTTAGCTCGATTAGTAAATTGTTCGAACAAACCGGTTCCGCCAGCTCCTGCTAATGCACCTGCCCAAATCATTGTTGCAAGCGATCCAGAACCATCCAAAGATGTTGCCAATGCCCCTAAAATCGCCCCGACAAGAATGCTTACAGTCGGAAGCCATTTCGAAGGAATTAGCTCCGTTTTCTTAATTGCCTGCACAAAAACGGGTGTTACAACTACTAAAAATGTCATATAAACTAGTAACTCTTTTCCAAACTCCATTTTCATCATCCTTCACTTTGTAATTTTGTGTTCTAGTAAATCTACCTTATGCGCTAACTTACCAACGGATTTTGACAGACTGTCAATTGACTGTTGTTGTTGTCCCATCATGTCATTTTGCTTGTCCATTAAACGCTGTTGTTCGTTCATCGTACTAATAAACTTATCTCGTTCTTCTTTCGATTCTTTATCCCGCTTCTCCCGCTCTGTTTCCATTTTGTCCCGCTCTTCTTTCATTTCTACTCTTACTATTTTTGAGTCATCCCAAATCCTTTTGGTAATAATCAACAAAATAATAAACAGTGCGACAAATAACGCTGCGAAAAACATTTCTTTTGCTAAAGCATAATCAAATACTTTCGTTAAGCCTTCATACATCCCAATCATCCCCTATTTTCAACATAAAAAATAAGCCTACTCGGCTTTTGCTTCTTTCATAGCGATTATTACATCTGCTTGTGATCTCGTTATCTTTTTTAAAGTAACGAATTTATTAACATCTGCTTCAGTATAGTAGCCACCTAAAAAATAATCTTTTACTTTTTCATACCAGTTAATCATTTACAAAACACCTGCCTCCGCCAAAGATAATAGTAAGTTTGCATTATCTTGTTGCGTTTGTTCCGTCTTCTGTTCGACTTCTGCCACATATAGCATTAAGTCCGCATAATCTTGTGTTAATTTTTCTATTTCTGATAGTGGAGGAGGGTCCATAACACTTGCATCTTCACCAGCACTCCATTTTTGGGTCTTTACATTAAAAACTGGATTTACAGAAGGAACTGGCGGCGCAATTAATGTATAACCATCTGGAACCTTTTCCCCTTTTTCCAAAACAATTAAGTCATCACGTTCAAAAATACCGTCTGCATCATATTTAAAAACTTTTATTAACTCGCTCATGTTGTCACCTCTTTAGTTAAATAAATTATGCCGTCAAGTCCAGTGTTCACGTCTACCGAGCCAACACCAACAATATTTATATCAGCACTCACACTTAGATATATATTCGCTTGATTACTTGCTGCTGTACTCTGCTGTGCAGCGGAATAAAGTTTATTCCAGCTCGCATCAGGAGCTAAAAAAGTTGGCAATGTTGCACATATACCTGTCCCGTTCCCGGTCCCTTTTCCTACAATTCCGCTAACAATAACTAGAAACCGGTTGCCAAACTTAATGTATCGAGCGACTAAAGGCTGACTTGCAACAAATCCGTTTTTTGGCGTCAAAGTAACGCTTTGCACCGCACTAGCTAGTTCGAAAAAAGTTTTTGCATCAGCAAGTGCTTTATCTGCTTTAGCCTGTGCGCTAGATGCTGTTTCTTTTGAATTCCAGTTCGTTTTATCTGCTGCGGTGACATGAATATCCGCATTATTTACATGTGCATTTAAGTCTGTTTTTTGTGCGAATTGCGATGGCTGCATATCATCAAATTGTGTTTTTAAATCATCTGCTTTTTTATCAACGTCATCTAATTTAGTGTTTAATCTCTCGAACGATTCATCGAATATTTTTTCGTAATCATCCCAGCGCTCCACATAAAATTCTGATACTGGGAAAAAGTCGCTATCTATTAATGCTTTTTTTATCTCAAAACTGAATTTATATACCCGCATCGCTTGACTGTTTTTGTATTTTATATACAATTCAGCAATAGCATTGCCAGCGTGTGCTATTTGAGAGTCTGTAAGTGAGTATTCTGCAATTCCCCTAACACCATCAATAATAGTTGGTTTCACAAGATACTTACTCTCTGACTCTGTTCCTTTCGCTAAAATCATTGCAAGCTCTAATTCAGCAGCAGACGATAATACTAAATCTTGATTATCTTTATCTATATTAAAAATAAGTCTAGCTGTTCCGCCAGAATCTTGCGTATAAAAAACAGATTTTTGAAGTGGTTTATCTTCTTGCGTTGTGACGTTAAAATCATATACACCATTTTTATGAATAACGTTTTCAGTCATGTTCTAACCACTCCCCCGCCACTCAGTTTCGTAGGCGTATCAGCTTCCCAAGTCCCGCTATTGAGATTGAAAATATCGGCGCTTTGAGGATACAAACCAATCGCACTTTTTGCGCCATGGACGATATTCTGAACCTCGACTCTAGCAGTGTTATAACCGCGAACATCAACATTTTGTGAGGCAAAATAACAGCCGTTGACATCAGCAGAACAAGCATCAATAAAAACCGCAGTGAACGGGTCTATTGCCTTAGTATTGAAGGCCATTCGGCATTTTGTAATCCTTACAAATCCGCATCGCGTCGCTTTAATGAAGTAGTTTTTCGTTGTGCCTGCCGTGTTCGTTTCTTCTAAACCAGCAATATATAAATAGCCGTTACTTCCTGTCGCAGAAATACTTCGAACTTGGCATCCGGTGCTACTGGTAGGGTCTACTGTTTCAAAGTTTGTAGACCTAATGTAGATGTCCCCTCCCATGATTGGCGGAATAACGACATCTTCATTATACCGACCAGGAACAATCCAGATATTCACAGAGTTACTATTCAATACACGGGGCAAAGTCATTACTGCTTTATTTATCGTTTTAAAAGGTGCATCAATTTCACCAGTTCCTGCAATATCATCGCCTCTTGCATCATCCACAAATATTTCAATATTGCTGCTATCTAAGCCATATAAACGCTTTAAAATAGTATCTATATCGTTGTATTTATCCATTAGATCAAAAACATTCGTTGAAAGCTTTCCGACACCTGTTATTAAAGCATTTTCCGCGTAATTTATTCTATCGTTTAATGTTGTGAATTCAGTTTCTGGAACCAGAGAAGAAACGCGTGCGTCTACTACTTCGTTCGATTCATTCCCGCCGGATTTAATAACTAAGTTAGATATGCGCTGATTAACATGTGTCATATCTTGATTAGCTTTTTCAAGGCTTCCAGCTAGTTTTACTAAATTATCGTTATAGTTTTGCTGTAGTTCTGAGTTCATGAGTGGGTCTTGCCATTTTTTTAAATCCATCTATTTCGCTCCTCTCTTAATTGCTTTTGCTAGTTGAACCATGATAGAAACCATTGTTTTTTTGTTATTAGATAACGTCAATTCTGGCGGTTTGTTTGTAAAAATGTATTTCTTATAAGCGACTATTTGAACTTCGTATAAAAGGCCCAGCGGTTCATAAACAAACATTACATAATCGCCTTTTCCGCATTCGTATTTAAGCTTTAAAGAGATATTTCCAGTCGTCGCTGGATAGTCTTGTAGTTCAAGCTTCAAACGTCTTAGCATGCTGCTAGAAGTTGTATAACGCTCGTCTGATAACGGTTCTTGAATTCGCACGCCCCATTTAGCCGATTCCGGGCTGGTAAAAGTAACTGGCGGAAAGTAGTTATTTCCGTTGCTGTCGACTTTTCCATAGCCCTTAATTTGAGTTCTTAAGGATAACGTATCAATATCAAAATCGACTTCGTTTGTGTGCTTATTGTAGCGAATTTCGTTTTCTGTATGCTCTCCGTAATCTTCAGAGGGAATAAATGTTAATCGTTTATTGTCTGCTAGCATAACAAGCTTATAATCTTCCAACACTTCTTGAACTAGCTTTAGTAAATTGCCATTCCCAAAATTTTCTTGTGTAATATTTTCTAAAACCTTGTTTTTGTCAATGAGTTCAAAGCTAAAACCTTGTTTATCAGCTGCGAAAATATGTGTCAAACAATCTTTTGCACTCTTAGAACCCGAAATAGCGTTGTACTGATAGTCATCTTGCATCGTGAAATAAATATGCGTTGCTGTGACTTCTGAATAAACTATTTTCCCAACTGCGCCGCGTTTTAGCTGCTTAACAACAAATTCTTGGCCATCCAGATAAACAGAGCTTTCATGATTTAATAAGTCAAAAACATCTTGATTATTTCTTGTTTTCTCTACATAAAAATCTAGTTGCCATTGCTGATTTTCGACCCACGTTTCTGAAAATGTAGTAGGGTCAAAGCCTGTTAAAATCTCTTTGTATTGCTTTTCATAGTCACTTACAAATATGTCCATATTCTCACCCACCATCATTTATATAAAAACGGAAAATCCCACGTTGTTTCGATATTGCTTACATTCTCGATTTCGATTTCATTTCCGCCGGATAATAACGAAATAAGACCGAGATTAGTTTTCCGCCCGCAACGCACTCCGTTTTTCAAGATGTTACTGCCGTCCAGTTCGATTGTGTCATAAGCGTAGATTTTCTCATTGAATACGAATTTTTCACCAGTGCTTTTATTGTTAATTGTTAGTAAGCCGTCACTTCGACAATTCTTAATAGTAATTCTTAAATCGTGCATTCTAGGGTCAATATCAAAGCTCCCCGCGTTATACACAATAAATCTGTTTGATGTGTGCTTATACTTATAATTTTGTGATACAATGCCTTGTCCCGCTTGCCAAATGCCCTCGCTGAAAGCAAAAGGCGAAAGGCTAGTGCCTAACGATTCGCTAAAACCTTTGAAAACTTCAAATCTTAACGTAAACTGCGCATGCCCAGCACCTTTCCTATCAATATCGAAAGGTGCTGGATGAACGCAATATTTTTTTCCCGGGGTTTTCGTATGGAAAATGTAGTATTCTTTTCTAATAAAAATATCCTCGAATAATTCATCAAGTCGAACGTGATAATCTACATTTCCGTTCGTTGTAAATCTGCATGTAAATTCAATATCAAAGCTATCGAAATTACTATCACTCGAACGATTGCCGTCACTAAACTCATAACTAGTATAATTATTGATAATTTGAGGACTGGCGCGGCTTACTTCACTTATTTCAAAGTTATGTTTTTCGTTTAACTTGATAATTTTATTCGCTTGCATTAAATATAAATCTGTTTTTTTGTTCAAAGTAAGCCACCTCCGTAAAGTCCTAAATTACCCATCGTTCCAATTCTGTTGTTTGCGTTTTCCGCTAAATTTTTACCATCAACATTGAAAATAATAGGTCTGTCCCCAGATTGTTGAATTGCCTTGATTAAATCTGCATTGCTAGACTCTTTTGTCTTATTATCAATAATCGTCTTAACTGTAATAGTTCTGTTTAGATCAACACTTTTTAGGCCCAGCGCTTTTTCTGCGGAAATCTTCGGCAAAGTTATAGCTGGAACGGTCAAATTAGAAGCAGCGTTTACTACTTTATCAACCATTTTGTTAGTTGATTGCACCGCACCTTTAGCGCCAGCTAATACACCATTTCCAAGTCCATCAGTAAAGAATTTCCCAAGCTCGATGGCCACGCGCGAAGGTGAATGAATTCTAAGCGCCTTTTTCACCGAATTAGTGATTGTATTAGCGATGCTCTTAGCTGTGTTTTCTAGTTGTTTCTTCTGACTGTTAAGTCCGTTTATTAGACCTTTCGCCGCGTTAATACCAGCGCTATACATCGCATTAGCCGCTGTGTTACCCATCGATTTTGAAGCGGAATTGATTTGATTCTGCGTGCTATTAATCGCTTTGATAGTCTTAGCATCAGATTTAGCAAGAGCTTGCGCATACGATGAACCATTTTCTACTCCCGATTCTAAGATGTCGCTTATAATGTCTTTACTAACGCCTTTTTTGCGCAGTTTTTCAACATTCGCTTGGAAAGCTTTGATTTCTTTTAAACGTTTTTGCATTTCTTGCTGAATCGACTGCGGATTTTCTGGGTCTACGTTGCTAATAGATCCATAGCTTTGCATTTTTTCTGTGATTGAAGCCGCATACTCTTTACTTTGTTTCGTCAAGTCAGCCATCTTTGTGTTAGCGGCTTTTAATTGAGCGACTACTTTATCACGTTTTTTAGCTGTTGCCGCTAGCTTGTTTGTTTGTTGCCCGATATAGCCTTCTATGCTATTCAGTGCTTTAGCTTGTTTAAGTTGCCCGGCACTCTTATTCTTAGAATGCAATCCCGCGTCAATCGCTGAGGATATTTTGTCTTTCAACGTACTGGATAGTTTTTTGATTTGCGATTCAGTTCCAAGCGCCCCAGCAACGAGATTACTTGCGGCTTTATTAACTGCTTTCGTCTTGCTGGCAATACCTAATGAGTAACCAGAGCCGAAGTCTCCACCTAGTTTTTTTGCTTTTTTGGAAGGTGATTTAGATTTTTGTGCATCTTTTACCGCTTGAAGCGCTTTATTAGCTAAAGACCCCGCCGCTTCTCCAACAGCGCCCATACCGCTCAAAATACCATTCACATATCCAGATGCGAAGTCAGAACCAACTCCGCTAGAATCAACAGAGGCAGCGCCGCTTTTAGCAGAGTTACCTATACCAGTCCCTGCTGAAAAAGCATTTCCTTTTCCGTCTAATATCCCGCCATTAAAACCAGATGCGTTATTTGCTCCTGTCATTTTGAATAAATTCGGGTCAAAAGCGCCATTTTTTGCATTGTTTTTGAGTTCGGCGCCAGCACTTTTATTTGCTTCAGCTGTACTCTTCAAGCCGTCCGCGTTTGCATTTCCGCCTTGTTTTCCGATATTGTTCATCTCGCCCGGAAGAGGAGATGCTCCTAATTTCACTCCATCAAGTAAAAATTTGCCAGCTCCTTGAAAATCCCCTGATTTAATCGCAGCGATAAATTGGTCCTTGCCACTTTGCCCGTTTTGGAACATGCCGTTTGGCAAAGTTGAAAGAGTATTCATAACATCATTGTTAATATTTAATGCAGCTGTTGTATAATCTCCGCTTTGAAGGGCTGTGACAAAAGCTTGTACTCCTTGTCCGCCACGTTGACCCATGATTGCAGCTAAACCAGACAATGTATTATCAATTGAAGTGCTTGTAGAAACAAAATTTTGCCACAACGCAGACAACTGTTCATCACTAATATTTCCAAGTTGAGATAAACCGCTCGCAAATGTTTCAGCGTTTAAAGTGCCTCCATTTGCGATTATTGCGTTCATTTCAGATGCCCAATTTTTAAGGTTAGTAGACAATGTTTGATTTTTCTTTGTTTGTTCGTCGATTTGAATTTGATAGTTTGCTTTTTCTGTTTGTGTAGAAGCTTCAGCTTTCTTCTTTTTCAAATCATCTAAAGATTTTTCACCAGCTTCAACCGCTTTTTTCTTTTCTTCATATAAACTTTTTTGAACTTCTAAACTTGTATTTCTTTCTTTTTCAGTTAAACTTTTTCCTTGTTCTAATCGTAGCAAGTTTGCTTCAACATACAATTGATTTTGTTTCGCTAACTCTGTTTGTATATCAGCCGTTTGTTGTTGTAAAAATTTCTTCTGTTGAGCAGTTAATTCTTGACCATCCGTCCAGCGATTTGTTTTTAACATATTCGAATAATCACTTTGTAGCGTTAGCAACGTATTATTATTTTTCGTTGTTTCATCTACTAAAGTCTTATTTGCATCTGCTATAGCTTTTTTACGTTTGTCTCCTTCAAGACTCTGAGCTTTTTCCATAGCTACGCTATATTTATCTTGAGATTTTTTAGTTGCTTCTTGATATTGTTCGTAAAGGTCTTTAGCTGCGTTTAAGAATGACTTGGTTTTCTCATTAAGTTTCTTTCCATACTGATCAACTCCGCCAGATAGCATCGTATCTATTGCTTGATTTGACTTCGAAACAGTTGTCTCTGTTTGTTTAGAAGTTGTTTCTACTAGTTTTAATGTGTCTTTTATTTTCTTTCCGGATGTTTCAGTTTTCTTTGCTGTTTTTTCAGCTTCTCCGCCCATTTGCTTGAATGCTTCAACGGTTCCAGTCAGAGCGTAATTATCTTTGTTGAATGCATCTTTAATAGCTGAACCCGCATCCACAAAAGCATCTTTAGATTGTTCTAAACTTTTCTTAGCACCTTTCAAATCCCAATGGAGAGCTTGAAACGCTGCTTTTATAGCATAATACAGTCCCTGTAGCGCTTTAATAGCTACTAACACAATTCGCGCTAATACTTGAATAATATCAACTACCGCAGCTAGAACTAGACCAAGGGACGCCCAAATTGCAACGCCAACATATTTAAGTACATCTTTAAATCCACTACCTACTGGTTTTAATGCAGCAACTATCTGTTTGAACACGTCTACTATCTTACCGAAAGAATTTTTCACACCATCCCACATAGTTGATAAAAAGCCTTTAATATTCGCAGTGTTTTCTTTGAATGATACATACATGCCGTATGCAACAGCTATAACTGCACCAATGACAGCTAGAACAACACCAAACGCAGCTGCTGCTGAGCCAAGCGCAACTTTCAAAGCCAGAAAAGAGCCTCTTACAGCATTTACAACACCGCTAAGAAGTGAACCACTCGACGCAAGACCTTTAATAGTGCCGACGAGTCCAGCGATTTTGGAGTAAACACTACTAATAATATTAAAAGCCACAAATCCAGCGGCTACTTTTGCCAAAACTGGCGCCCATTCAATTAAAACAGGTATAAACTCTTTTATTTTCTGAATTAAATCAGAAAGCTTTTTCTGGAATTCAGGACTTGCTGTTACTGCCGCAAACTGTTTAAACGCGTTTTTAGCAACATCTAACGCTTGAATAATCGGGCCTTTTAGGTTTTCTACGATATTCGCAAGACTCTTAACAGCTGCCGTTTTCATGTTCGCAAATGAACCGCTGATAGTGTTACCTGCTGTTTTTGCTAGACCTGCCATTTTAGCCGTGTTCCCAGCCATTCCTGTTGTTCCTTCTTCAATACCTTTTGTTAGCATTGCAATAGCTCTAGTTGATTCTAATGATCCCTCGGAAACATATTTCTTCATTTCTCCAACAGATTTACCTGTAGAATTTGCTAAAATTTGCCATGCCGGAACACCCGCGTCAACTAGCCTATTGATATCATCTGCGTAAGCAACACCAGATGCTTGCAATGCTGAGATAGCATCTGTCATCTGGTCAATTGATTCTGAACCGTTACCGACACCATATGCAGCGTCAGCAATAGCTGTGAAAACAGGTTTTACATCCGCCGCTTTCATACCAGCCGCGACCATTTTTTTAGCACCTAACGCGACAGCATCTAATGCGATTGGTGTGCCATCGATAGCGGCTGTAAGGTCTGTCATAACTAGTTGCGCATCTTTTGCTGAACCAGTAAGGACTGTTAACGATTTAGTTGCAGTATCAATCGTATCAACTCGACCAATAGCGCTACCCACAACATTTTTAGTTGCTGCAATTAATCCGAACGCTGCTGCTAATCTGAGAATACTAAAGCGAGCTTGTTCGGCGGGCTTTTCAACTGAATTTTTAAGTGCTTCACGCATTCCAGCGCCTGCACCTTTCGCCGCCGCTTTTGCCGCGTTAAATCCGCTTACTAATCCACTTTTAATTAAAGAACCAGTGCTTTTCGCAATGTTTCCTAGGCCTTTTAATGCTGAAATACCAGCTTGGCCTGCCGCTTTAGCTCCGGATTTCACAGCGCTAAAGCCTGTTTTTAATGCTGATTTCACTGTTGTTCCTGTCGTTTTCGACGCGCTTGCTACAGCGCTAAAAGCTGTTTTCATCGCGCTACTTACTGCTAATGCCGCTGATTTTGTGGCGCTAGGAATAGCTTTCACAGCGCTAATAGTTCCTTTAACGCTCATATAAGCAGCAACTACCACCGCTTTGTAAGCTACAACAAAACTATCTTTTACCGCAACAGCCGCTGTTTTAGCAGCACTAGGAATACTTCTAATAACTTTTACAGTAGTTTGAGCAAAAGAAATAGCAGCCGATTTAGCTGCTTGTAAACTACTTACTAATGCGGATTTAATACTGATTCCAGCACTTTTAATTGCGCTAGGGATGGATTTAATGACATTAATTGATACTTTAACAGCTGACACAATACTACTTTGTACTGTCTTAGCAATTGAAAAGAAGCCGTTTTTGATATTTATCGCAGTGTTTTTGATACTTGTTCCAAGTTCCTTTATCGCTGTAATAGATGCTTTAGCAGCGTTTACGAACCCAGTTTTTACTGTTGAAGCCAGTTTAGATAGAGCGGCTTGTACATTTGAAGGCAATTCACGCATAAAGTTCAAACTAGCTTTTAAAGCATTTGAGCCAGCGCTTCCCATCGATTTAAACGCATTTACAAACGTGTCTTTTAATCGTTTTGATTGACTAGCAATATCAGATACCGCTTCTCTATACGCTTTATCTAATGCCGCCCCTGCATTTGTTCCAGCTTTCGCTAAATCTTTTTCAAATGCATCAAGTTGTTTATCTGCTTTTTTATCGTCTAAACTAATCTCAATTACTACTGATCCATCGCTCATGTTCTCACCTCTAATCTTTTAACTTATATCTGTTTTTCAGTTTAATTAATTCGTTTCGTTCTTTTTCTGTTCCTTTCCCAGAAGGTAATTCCGCTTGCCTAATGCCGATTATCGTTTTAATTGTTGTATCATCACGCAAACTTTCTAACAATGCTCTAAACTTATACCAGTGCATTTTCCCGCGACTATCTAATAAATCAATATTGTAGTCTTGTAAAAAAGAAGCGTAGATATAATCCGCATCTTGCGTTAATGAATATGAAGCAATTTCTTCCGCATCCTCATTGTTTGTAGCGCTTGGCATCTTGTTTCCGTCGATATCATAAAGCAAACCATCGTCATTTTCTTTAACAATATAATTAGTGAAAATATCAATAAGCACCAACGATTTTTCTTCAATGTTCGCGTATTCGTCTTCCTCGTTCGAACGTGGCCAAGGCATATCATCAGCAAACAGCACATCAATTGCTAGATTAGCTCTGAACACATCAGATAAACTATTATCTTCCGTTAAATCAATCACTCTTAGAACGTTGTCAAAAGCTAAATCGAGCTTATACTCTTTCCCTTCATATTCGTAAATATCGTTAATTCCAAAAGCGAGCGAAAGCATTTAAATCACTTCGCTTTTTTAGTCATTTTTGCTTTATATTTCTTTTGAATTTCATTTTGTTGTTTTTCTACTGAACCGACAATGATTTCTGCAACTTGATTGTATACTTGGTACATTTTTAAAATATCTTTGCATTGCGCATAACATTTATCGAATGCTTTTTCGTCATCCAATAAAATTGCATATGCTTCAGTTAAAGCCTCTTTTACATCTTCTTCTAATGTAAAATATTCTTCTGAACTCATTTCGTCTGTATTATCGATGTTGTATTTATTTAATTTTTCCAGTTTCTTCTTGTACTTCTCATCTGCTTCAATCCATTTGCGGCGCATTTCATCACCCAAACCAACTCTAAACAGTTCCGTGCCAAGCTGAAACTCTTGATACGATTCTTCTAATTGAATATTGATTACATTATTTTGTGTCATGTATGATTTCCTCCAATTTAAAAGCCCCTACATTGAGTAAGGGCTTTATTTATTAATCTGCTGCTTCCACTGTTACTTGTACTACTTTATTGATAGAAGGGCTTCCTTTAGATGCGACTGTCATGTTTGCTGTTCCTTCTGCTACACCTTCGACCACGCCACTAGCATTTACTTTTGCCTTTGGTGGATTTGAAGAAGTGAACGTTACTTCTTGGTTTGCTCCGGCAGGTAATACTGAGGCAGTAATAGTAGATGTTTCACCAACTTTTAACGTAATAGTCGCCTTGTCCACTTCGACGCTGGACGGGCTCTCCTCAGGGTTTTGTAACCGTTGGTGTTTCGTCATAAGCGATTCGACAACCGAATGCTGGGAATTCTGTAGCATCACCGCCACCAGCAGAACCTTTGATTTCTGATACAGTCGCTTTACCAATGGCTGTTTCAGTATCCGGAATTTCGATTTTAAACATAATTCCGCGATTTTCTGGCGTTCTACGTTTAGCGACAATTAAGTTTTGTGCTTCATCTTCACGATCGTGTGTCCCTTCGAATGTGTAAGCTTCTGAGTAACCTAGTACAACCGTTTTTTCGTTGCCATCACCGTCATAATCGCCTTGTTCTTCCGTGTTGTCCGACCCATCATCAGACACGTTTGTAATCCATTTGGACAGGCGTTTCCACACTGGCTCGCCCGCACCATCTACAATTTCAGCAACAAAGTATTTCGTTTTCGCATTTTTAATTCTAGCCATTTTTATTTTTCCTCGCTTTCAATATATAATTTGATTTTGAAACTAGCGCTATAAATGAATGTTCCATCATCGCTCGCCGAAACGAGGTTCGGCACACTAGTTGTTTCTTTGTCTTCTAGCACAAAGCTGTTATTTAAGCTCTGAATACTCTCTATTTCTGTATTATCAAAATAAGCAGTAATTGCATTCAACACATTTAAAATTTTCATTTCTTGCTTGCTAGAGCCGTTTAGGTTAAAAGAAAAAGACCGCTCATAAGAGCCGTCTTGATAACCTTGTTTGTCGTTATTTGGAGTCAGTAGCAAAGCAATTGACTCGGGTTTTAATATCGCTGTTCTTAATTTCATATCTTTTAAATCTACGTTGTTTTCGATAGCATCCATAACAATATCTAAAAAATCTAATGACATTATAGTCCCTCCTCAACCGCTTTTTGTGCTACTTCTATCCAACTTTCTAGCTTATCTACTTTTGCACGTTGGTCCCATTTCGGGCCAGCTAGCGGATGATGTGTGAGTGTGAAATTGAAGTTTATTCCGTTGTAGAGTCTCCGTGCATAAATAGATGTCCACATAATTTCTTTGTCGTTCATAATAACGTATTGATTTGATAAATCACCCTCCAAAAATGGGACATACAAAGAAATATCGGCAGCGGCTTGATTAATTAAAGCGAATTGTGCGCCTTCCTTGGCTTTTTTTACATTCTTTTTGGCTTTTGAAAGGTCAATATTAACTTTAATCGGCATCAAACCACCTCGATTTCCCAGTGATGCACGCTATTAGAAGTGGCATAACAAGGTATAACCTTAACAATCTTATAAGCTTTTCCAGAGAAAAAAATTCTCGATCTACTTATAAAATCAGATGGCACGTTCATGCTGTTCACTGCATCAATAAAAATAATCGCGTCATATCTATCACTATCAGATAATCCAGCGATTTGATTTGATTTTGAAAAATCGACACGAACATGTTCAATCTCAATGCCTTTTTCATAAACGATTTGATTGTGTCTATCTTCTTCTTTATACGCTTCATAGCTAATGTTATGAATTAGCCAGTCAAGAGGCAACGGAGGGGCATTTGTTATCGGTTTTACTACTTTCATTAACGAACACCTACCCCGTTGTAAAGAAGACCTGTATGCGCTAAATAGGACCTTACATCACTGCCTACTAATCCGCTATTAAGCGATGTAGCAGTTGATGCAAAGTTACTATCACTAATAGAAGTTCTTCCAATACTCACGTTATCCGGCTTGGAAACAGCTAACTCACTTGTTCCGCCCGCCTCTTTGAAATACTCGATTTGATTACAAGTAGCTAACTGTATTTGATGCTGAATAAATTCGCTAAACGCTTCAATTCCACTTTTGCGTATTCGGTAAAATGTCACTGAATCGATTTTTCTTTCAGCATGCTTTAACAGTTTGGCAAATTCGTCTTGTTCCAAATGTTCTCCCGCATACTCGTTAGTATAAAATTCTAGTGTTGTGTAAGGCATGTCAATCACTACCTTCCAACAGCGCCACTAACTCCGCTTTTTTCGCATTACTTGCAAATTCGATATTTCTAGTCACAAGCTCTTCTTTCAATTCTGCTACTGTCATAGTTGAAAAGTCTTGAATCGGCGCGCTATCAGTTTCAACCGACCGCGCCGCCATTAGTTTCCCGCAACTGGAACTACTTTCACCGCTTTTGTTTCATCAACTAAAGCAACAGCATAATGCTGGTCTGCATTAAATTTAGTTAACTTATGGTCCATATCACGTCCACTTTCTGCTAAAAGATTACGTTTTAAGAAAGTTTTTAGTGCTCCAGCTTTTACAGCTAGAGCGTTACCATCCGCTAGCTTTTTGGTTCGCACAATTTCCCATCCTAAAAGCTCTCCAAACGCTCCTTTTACAAGCAAATCATCACCTAATTGCGATGCTTTAGTCCAACTACCAGCCGCTTCTTCGCGAAGTTTAGCTGTGTCCTTATAATTTAAGAAAAGTACACCAGTGGTTGTAATAGATTCATCCTCAATTGCATCTGGAGCATCTGTAAATGTGTTTTCGATTTTGTCGATTAAGCCAATATTAATAGCACCTTTAACTTCCAAAGTTGTAGTTAAAGCTTCTTCTAAAATGTCATTATCTACTTTCGAAGCAATAGCCATACGAATTTGTTTTTGCGCTTCTTCTACAGGGTCACCATAGCCCGAAAGTACTGATTCATCTGTAAGTTTAACTCCTTTCCCTGCTTTTTTAATGCCGTGTTTCACTGATTCTGTTTCAAGCGCAGAATAGTCAATCGCCGCTCCTTCGGCTACATCTTGCGCATCACCGATATATTTGTATTTTGGAACAGTAATTTCTGAGCCAGGTTGCCCTTCTAAACTGTTATCAATTGGTGCAATTTTTCCGAATTTAATTGCTTTTGGTAGTTTTGCAGAAATCATTGGCCCCATTACTTCGGGATCAATTAGATTCGCTAATTTCGTTGTTAAATCTGCCATCTTTTTTACCTCTTCCTATTTTTTATTTTGTGATACTTTCGAACGCAGCTGGATCATTAGCTTTTAAATCAGCAAGCTCTTGATAGCTATAATCTGCCAGCGATTTACTAGTAGGATTAGTATTAGTTTGATTTCCACTGATTCCCCACTTAGGTGCTACGTTTTCACTTTCTTGGGCAAACAAATAAGCATCACTTTCCTGCAATGCTCCTAGCTGCTCATCAAGGCCTTTCAAACCTTCGTCGGTTAGTTCTAGTTTGTCGTTATCCAGTAAAGCTTTTACAGCCTTCGGATTTCTTGCTTTCGCATTTGCTAAAGCTAAATCAAGTGCTGCGCCTTTGCGAGTTTCTACTAATTTAGCTTCCGAATCTTTTTTCAAAGTTTCGTAATTGTCTTGCAGTGTTTCTAATTGAGTTTTTAAAGATTTGCTCGTTCCAGAATCAGTTTTCAAAGCTTCGATATCATCGTCCCGTTGCGCAAGCTGGCTTTTAAGCCCGTCTCTTTCTGCTTCCGCTGATGTTACCTTGTCCTTTTCGTTCTGAATCGACTTACCGTGTTCTGCCATAATAGAGTCGATAGTTTCCTTTTCCAAGCCTAATTCCTTCAAAAAGTCTCTTTCCATTTCTTATTCCTCCTCCGATATTTTTACGCGGCAACGACCGCGAGAGCCGTCTTTTTACGACTTCCGAACAGGTCGAATGTATTAGGCATATACTTGTTCTCTGTTGTATTGCCTTGTTAAATTGTGTGTTTTTACAAATGCTCTTAGCTTGCTTTGCTTCGTTCTTACAGCTTGTTTAGCTTTTTTAACTGCTAATTCATCGCCTAACTCTTCTGATGCTGACAACTTGCGTTTAGCCCCTCTTATATCACGTTCCATTAAGCGTTGTTGCTGACTTAGCGCATAAACGCGTTTGTTTTCTTCTTCGTCTATTAACTCGCTTTCGTCTGGCGCAATGTTAATGCCTTCAATAAAAGCAAAACGATGATGACGGCAATTACAACCGAAAATTCCATCGCCATAGCCATATCGCAATTCTGGTGAGTAAATAGAAATGTATTTATTGCCGTATTTTGAGCGAGTTTCTTCAACAGATAGCAAACAGATAACTTTGCCTTGAACAATTGAACACGTTGGTCGAGCACCTACATGTTTCGAAATACGTACTAAATCCACGCCATATTCATTCATTCGCTCGTCTTCAACGCTGTTATAAACACTGTTAACTGTTGTTCTTGTAACAGTCCGGACGTAAGCTTCAGGTGTCCACCTTTTATTAGCCTTGTCTACAAGTGCAGGAACACCATTTTCAGCGAATTTAGTTACAGTTTCTACTAATGCTTGTCTATGTGTTTTTAAACCAGCCAGGACGCTCTGTGTCGTCTCGTGTATGATGTCTGAATAGATTTGTCTTGCTTGCGATAACATCGTTTGATTGACGCGATTATAGTTGCTTTGTGCTAACTTAAAATAACTTCTCATTACTTTATCGACTATCGTTTGCCCGTCACTCACAAGTGGTAACACAGCACCCGCTTCAGCTAATTTGCTGAAATAGTTATCTACTTGTTTTAAATCGCTGTATCCTGCGTCTTTTACAATAGAAAAAAGCTTCTTAGCTGATACTCCGGAAGCTTTGGAAATTCGTTCAATCATTTGCTGATCTAATGAGTGAACTTGATTAAGTTTTTCTATTTGCCAAGCCAGTACACTATCTGCGCTGATATTTTTCTTTGTTTTCAATCGTCGAACAATAAGAGTGAACAGTTCGTTTTCGAGCGTTGTGTATACATCAACAACCGGTTGCACAAATAAGTCGAGTTGTCGTGGAGTTAGTGTCATCTAATCCACTTCCTTTTTAGAGGCCTTTTTCTCTTTTGCAGCAGTTCTATTACCGGTATCAACAACAAGCATTTCTTTAACCTCTTCTTCCGTGAAAGGGAATAGTTTAAGAATTGTATTAAGTCCTGCCTGATAAGGAATCTCACCGTTTGCAACACCCTTAACAAATTTGTAAAGCGAGTCCATCTGAGCGCCATTAAACGTCATTTCTTCGCCATTTCCAGATGTTGTATTTTGTTCTGTATCTTTATCAATATTTTTGTCTGGAAGTTCAATATCTCCGAATAAACCGCTTAAATCGTTTTCTGGTAAACTTGATTGTCCATCTTTTTCTATCTCTTCTTTCCACTCTTCCGCTTCTGCATCAGTAATATTCCAAGCACGCTGTAAAGCAATTTTAAGCGGTATCATACCTTGGTTTTTAGCAGTAGTATAACGATTGATTGTTGTATCTTCATCTTGTGCTATAGAATCGTCAAAATCGACTGTAATAGTGTCTAACTCGACTGGTTCACCAGCGTAAGCTCCAATAAGCTTCCCAACTTCTAAAATGCTCACAATCATTTCTTTTATACCTTGCTCAACTAGTTGCGAATGGCTGTTTTTAGTCTGATAAGTTTCTGACTTCTCGCTTACAACTTCTGTAGCGGTTTTTAAGCCGTTTTCATCGAAAGTGAATGTGCCAGCGCTTAATCCGACTTGCATCGCATAAATGCGTAGCATTGCGTTTATAGACTCGATAAACTCATTTGAACGAATCTCTACAGATATATCTTTTACTGATTTACCGTCGGCGTCTTGATCACCTTGATAAAGGAAAAATGCTTCATCGGTTGAATCGAAATACTGCGTGGTCGAGCCGTCTAAGTTAACAGCCGTTTTAACGAAACTTGAAGGCACCAACACTTTCTTTTTGCCTAATTTGAATTCTTGATAGTATGAATCGAACATCAAATCGAGCGTTTTTAATGTGTCTAATGCGTTAGCATAAACAGAAATACCTAAAGGCGAAGTTAAATTTTTGTTATTAGCGATATTAGGTTTGATATAAATGAAAGTCGGACGAGTAAGCGACGGAAGTGGAACAACTGGCTCAATATCATTAAACAACAATTTCAAACTCACTTTTCCACCCAGTTCGTTCGGGTCGTCTGACTGGTATAACTCCGTTGTGACTGTGTATACTTCCTCTTTCTCGCCTTTCCATTCATTCCATTCAAGTAATTTATAGTATTTATTGTTTTTGTGAAAACTATTAGCAATAAGACATTCGTCTACATTCTCGCTATCGTTTGATAAAGGATACATGCAATCAGCTGTCGCAAATGAAACTTTGACGTTTTTATTGCCATCGTGGTATACCTTTATCACAAAACCGCCCATGGCTTCGCCGTACTCAATATATCGTTCCATGTTTTTAGTAAAACCGTTCGTTTTCAATACATTAAGCACAAACTCTTCCGCTGTTTCATCATCAATATTGATTTTCACTTTCTCGTTAAAAAGAAGCTTAGACATGTATTTAGCTGTAATCTTCGGCAAATTCATAGATAATTGGCGTCTGTTGACTGGATTGCCATTGTGTTCGTAATTTAGATTATGCCATTCAGCGTAATTGCCTTGGTACAATCGTTTCCACATGTCAATATATTTATAATCTTCATCATTAGCATTTACTTTTTTATGGTCCGTTACGTCTTTCAATGATTTTAATAGTCCCATTCTCCGCATCACTCCTTTCACTCCTGCGATTATTTGGTTAATCAAGGTTTTCACCCCCTAGAATTTAAGACCTAATTTGCGCAAATTATCTTTTACATAGTATTGGAAAGCATCACACGTATGATCGTCTTCTTTGATGACCTCAGGCTTATCTGAGTTAACTGTTTTAACATCCCATTGATACTTTCTATGTTCCTCGATGAATATTTGATTTTCTGGAATATCAAGATAATAAAAACGACCTTGCGCGAGTAAATCACACACAAAGTCAATCATATCCACTTTTTTACCTTTTGCGACGGGGTGTAAGCTAACGCCATAATCCTTATAATATTGATTGCGAAGCCCTCCCTCCGCGCTATCTACTGTTTGCATATCGACATTTGTATTGTAGTTTCCAACTACTTTAGTCATAAAATCTCGCAACTCCTTTGAATACTCACTAGGTGCTTTTTTAACAACTTGATTAGCAGGGCTATAATAGTATGTGTTTAGCAAAATAACATTTCTTTTTGCAGTGAGACCGAAACTTAGATATGTTGTAGCTGACACTTGATGCCCCGTATCAATAGCGAAATCAATTAAAATAAGCCTGTCATCCGCAGGAATAGCTTTAAGCGGCTGAAACAGGTTCATGTTATAAACATTATCACCTAGACCAATTACCTCACCTAAATACATCCAGCGGTAATAATCGAGGTCATTCTTTTTGTACTTCTCAATCTTCTTAATGATTTGCTTAGATAAAAATCCTTTTTCATCATCCAAATAAGTAGTGTGATGTATTAAATAATCATCGTCACTTCGCTTACTATCTACATATTCATTCACCCATTCATATGGATTGCGCGGCGGGTTAAATGACATGTATATTGTAACTTCTTGCCCATCCGGCAAATCTTCACGAATGAACGTATCTTCTACGACATCAATGTCAGTCACACCGGAAAATTCCGCCAATTCCTCAAACCACAAATCGCTAACATAACCCACCGGAATTTTCATCGATTTTAGTTTAGCGGGATCATCACAACCAGAAAAATAAAAACCCGTTCCCCATTCTTTATGGATGATTTCCATTGGTGACTTACCAAACTTAAATTGGTCAGCAACGCCCATTTCATACAAAGCCCATTTGATTTGCTGATACACTGATTTATAGAGCGTATTAGCTACTTTACGAAGACACACCATGTTAGATTGTGGATTAGCCATTTTCTTTTCTACGAGCTTTAAACTGATAACAGACGACTTCATAGAAGAACGTCCGCCCTTAGCGATGATGTGATTATGTTTAGATAGCCACAAGTCATAAAAAGCGGGATTAATCATATCTGTTACATTGATAACCTGGTAATCAATTAGTTGTTTGTGTATCGTCGCGTTCATCGGTGCCACCTGCCTTTTTGTCAAGGTAGGCTTGCATTTCATCAACGCCAGAAACGAGTATAGTAGTCATTCCTCGGTTACCTTCTTGCTTCGTATCTGCTCTTAACTTATCGATTTGCGCTTGAATAAGCTCTTCTTGTAATTTGTCTCTGCCACCTGCTACATGGCGCTTAACAATCTCTTTTAGCGCTGATACCCGTTGATTGATGTCAGCACTCTTTGTAACGACGGAAAAGCCATCTCCGTTCGAAACAATTACTTCTTCTTCCATTTCGCCTCGAGCTATTTCGGTGAATAATTGCATGGCTTCCGTATAGCCCATAACTCGCTTTTCTTCGAGTTCACTTAAAACCTTGTCTATATAGCCTTTAATAACTGGTTTTGACAAGTTTTCTGTTGCTATACGATTAGCCGTTTTCGAGCTATAACCAGCAAGGCGAGCGGCTTCTGTAGCATTACCGCATTTTATATATTCATCTGCAAATCTTTTTTGTTTTTCGGTTAGTTTCACTACATATCACCACACTCCCTTATTTTATGTAAATAAAAAAAAGACCATTACGGTCTTTTAATTGTTTAATCAACTAAAATATCATAGTATCTTAAATAATAATCTACAAATTCATCAATTATTTTATAATGCTCTTTACTGTTAGGTCCTTCTTTTCCAGCATCTGTATATTCTTTATAAAATTCCTCGAACTCTTTAACTACATTGGTTAAGTCTTGAGGAGATATTAATTCTTTTTTTTGGATTGCTTCAATTATTATATCTTTATTTGGCTTTTCTGCACCCATTGGAATTAAATTGATTTCATTCATTCTAAAGTTTACAGTTTCTATAATTTTTAGCAGGATATTTGATTTAAATTTTTTAATTTGCTTTGAAACTTCGGGATCGGTAATATTGCGTTCTTGAATTATAATACTGTATTTATCAGCTTCATCTACGCTTTCTATGATTTCATCTGGTTTTATTCCGATTTTATTAGCATTAAGCAGGCTCAAAAGCACATAATCCTTTACAACTCTGTTAATTTCGCCTAAAACATCTTTTGCTTCTTCTACCGCTTTCTTAACTTCCACTCCATCTTTCCCAATTTTAAAAGTTTGAAATTTATTAATACCACAAATAAAACTAAATAACGCAGATGCAACTAACCCTATAGTTACAATTTGCCAATTATAATTGAATAGTATTAAAATTGAAATCGGAGCAAAAATGATTATCAAAAACAAGATTTTAATTCCAAAATCAATAAAAAACACCTTCCATTTTTTCTTAGTTACAGACATCATAATCCACCCTTTTATCTTCACTATACCAAATAAAAACCACCTGCTCAATTATTAACAGATGGAAAAGATTATAATTTTTAAAACTGGTTAACGCACCAGTCAGCGCCGCATGCGTGTTTTACATCCAGTGCGGGTAGGATATGAGAAGTGGAGCGCAGACTCAATATAAGATTTTATTTTTGTAATCATCTTCACTTCTCACTAATAACATTTTATCACCTTTTTTTGCTCAAAAAGTGCCTAAAAAGTGCCATTTTCAATTTAGCACTTCAATTCCAAGCGTTGTCGCCAACTCAATAACAGCCTTCCGTTTCTCTCTTTTGTACTGTCTCTCTTCATAAGGAATATCAAGCATAATAGTTCTATCTTGTAAGTTATGAAGGAACTTCTCAAACAGTATCTTTCTATGAATGTGCTCAAGTTGATTCAAAATAGCATCGTATTTTTTAACCGCTTCTTGTGCTGCATGAACGTTATCGACATTATGAATTGCAGCATCTTCTACTTTTGAATGAAATTCATTACTGAAATTCGGTGGCGTTAATTTGTATGTTGTCGTCATTGTTGGCAATTTACGACTTCCTGCCATTACACGCAGCATTAAATAGTCTTTAAAGAACTTTCTTACTGCTCTGACTGTCTGAATGTAGTTAATATCTTCAACTTGTGGTAGATTGAATAGTTGTCCCATAAAGTCGCCCCCATCACTTTATAAATTTTCGATAAACTCCCTTATTTTTTCAACTTTTTCAGCTGTATCAATAAAAGATTCTTCGCTAATTGCTTCTAATTCAATATTATAATTAGCGATTTCTATGTCCTTTCCGTTACAAATTGTTTCTCTGGTAAATACATTTAACTTTTCAATTTTCATTTAAAATCCTCCTAAAACATGTTACTCCATGCCCATAAAATTCCTTTAACTGCTAATCCTAGTACAAAAATTAAAACTAGGACCCATAAAGTATAAATAGTCAAAGCTCCTATAAATTTCGCTACTTTATCAATCATTCCAAATCTCCTTATTTTTTTGATATTCGTTCATGTCAAAAATCTGATAGTATTCTTTTTTGTTTCTTTGTGTGTAATTGAAAACTACAGCCTTCGACACTTTGAAATGCTCTGCAATTGCGTAACACGTTAGTCCTGCATTACGTAAATCAGCGAATTCACGAATTGTAATTTCCGGCCATTTTTTCTTTTTCACGATTCGATCGAACGTTTTGGTCCAGTAAGTTTTTTGCTTTTCTATTGTATTCTCGTTCATTAGTTGATTGAGTTCTTTTTGCAACTTTAGTAATTCGTCAAGCTCTACATCGTTATTTGCTATATAACTAATTATCTCCCGCTGCCTCGCTTTACTCTTCGTTACCTCCATTACCGCCATTTGTCACACCTCCACGAAATTTCGCCCTTTCAGCTTCAAACACTTAATTGATTGCATATAACGCAGTTCGAAAAGTTTTTGTTTGATTCGAAACTCTTTTGTTAACATGCCTTTTATGTCGATTAATTCCTCATGTCCATCACTGTAACGAACGAGAAAATCAGCTTTATATTTAATCGCTCGATACAGTTTCCCATTTTTCCGAAAGCTTTCTTGTAGCACAAATTCTGGCTGTAAATCGAAACTCACTACTTCACCAGTCATTTTTAATAGTTTCAATTGCTGATAATATGCTGCTTCCGCTTTGCTATCGAACTTTATATTGTCAATAACAACTTTCTTCGCATTATACTTACTTCGCGTACTCGTTCGCCTCGTTAATGACGAACGCGGTATACTTTGCCTCAATCTCTTCATCCCCCATGGTCTCAATCTCACTAATTTGGTAGTTTGTGACTTCTGCAATCGCATTAGCCATGAATCTGATGCTCATTGATCTATTTCTCAACTTTTTTATTGCTGTTTCTGCTGTCATTTTTATTCACCCTTTCGCTCAAAATGGTAAATCATCCGGATTAATATCTATCGGTTTACCCTCGTTTGCAAATGAATCGCTCTTCTGGCTCGTATCCGCTCTATATGAGCTTGTTTTATTGTTATTTGAATAATTAGCCTCGTTTTGATAATTATTCGATGTAGCGCCTTCTGCGTGGTTTCTAGGCTCTAAGAATTGAACTGATTCAGCTACTACTTCTGTAACAAAAACGCGTTTACCGTCGTTATCTTCGTAATTTCGAGTCTGTATGCGTCCATCGACGCCTGCCAAGCTTCCTTTTTTTAAGAAATTAGCTACGTTTTCCGCTGGTTTACGCCAAACAACACATTGAATAAAGTCGGCTTCTCGTTCTCCATTCTGATTAGTGAAAGTGCGGTTTACAGCTAATGTAAAAGTCGCAACGGCCACACCAGCTGGAGTGTAACGTAATTCAGGATCCTTTGTTAATCGTCCTACAAGTACTACACGGTTCATCATTATTTGTTTTCCTCCTCAAAATTTTTAATTTGTGGTCTTTCTCCGTGAGTTTCAACCATATATTTTTTTGCTTTTTCAACTTCTTTTCTAAATTTATCTAATCCATTTACTTCGATTTTCTTCTGGATTAAAGGAATCACGTTATCTTTATAATATTCGATTGCTTTATCGCGAGTGTCTAAAGCAAAAAGATTTAGTAAATCAATTGGTATAGTTAGCATTCCGGCGCCACTTCCAACTTCACTAACTTGTATAAAAACATTGCTTTTTGCATGGAACGAATAAATTGCAAAGTCTATTCCTTCAATAGTCGCTTGCATTCCAGTCTGTTCAACCCACCCAGCTTCCGTCGCAATCTGGAACACTTTATCTTTTTCAGATATTTTTATTGTGCTAGTCATTTGTTCTCCCCCTATACAATCCCTAAGACGACAAATCCGTCTTTTTGCTCATAATCTGTCATGTAAACTACTTCAACAGCGATCTGAAAACCTGAAAATTCATTGTTCCATTCGCGTAAAATCAAAATATCTCCTACCTGGAAATCGCGGTCATTCTTTCTAATTTCGAACGTTTTACGCCCTTCCGTAACAGCTGCAAAAAATTCTGGTGTTATTTTTAATTCGTGTGTTTTAGTCATTTAGACACCTCTTTCAAACCTTTTAGAAAAGCCACATATTCCGCAATTTCTTTATCGTTCTTTTCGTCCCATTCCTCATCTGTATATTCACGCCTCCCACAATCCTAAATTTTCGTGCACATTGCCGATAATTTCGATTTCATTTGTTTCAGATTGCAGAGTTATCGCAAAATGCCCTACATCCACAACTAGCCACGCGCCATTCAAAAATACAACCTTGCCTTTTATTGAGCTCCAATCAAGACGATCATAAACACTAATATCGACTATATCCCCTTCAAAAATCTTCTTGCCGTTTTTGTCTTTTAAGACTGTATATTGACCAACTGTTTTTTCGTCTATCGCGTGCATGTTATTAATAATAAAATGTGCATAAGTTAATGTGCTAGCGCCTTTTCGTTCATCTACAAAAATGAAAGTGGCGCTATCTTCAAACTGCATTAAATTACCGTAAACCCATTCTCCATTGTCTATTCGTTTACCTCTGAATTCAATCTCTCTCATGCTATCGTCCCTTCCTTCGCCTTATTTTTGAATTTAAATTCAGATAGTTCATACAGTCCACACTCGCCATTCTCTTTTTCTAAAACAGCATATACGCCCGATTCACCGGCTATTGTTTCTGGCATAGTAACAAATTTGTGAAAGTATGCTATTTCGCCTGTTTCTTTATAACGATATGACGTTCTGATATCTATTTCTTCTTCGTAGTACTCTTCTCTTTTCAAAAGTATTACTTCTCTCATGCTTCACCCTCCTATCTCAAATTAAATCAGCATCAATTAGTAAAATCGTTTCATTGGCAGTTTCATAAAACCCTTGTTTTATTTCTTCATCTGTTTCATATTCTTGCAAGGATGACATGAAGAGTTTCAGTGCTTTTCGCTCTGTTACTTCAACGGAATTGAATTCAATCATTAGTCCAGTTTTTGCAAATTCGTCTTCGTGCTTAACAACATCACGCCAGTATACAAAGTCGGCTTGTTTTTTTACTTTCTGCTTTAATTAGCGCATAATATTCGTTTTCTTCTCGTGTGTATTCGAAGTATTTGCTCATGCTTCACCCTCCGCTTCCTCAACAAGAACAGCAAACCGCCAATAAACGTCTCCTCCGGGCATATCTTTTATTTGCTCTTCTGTCAATTCCGCTTTCCATGATCCATGGTTGCGGTTCGATGTAGATGGTTGCATTTCGTCAGTAGTTATATTTACAATAATATATGTGTAGGTTGTTTCTTTTTCAAAATCAGTAGATTGAGACACAAACGGCAATTTTACATAATAAAGCGGTTCTTTCTCGACTTCATAACCGTCCATCCATGCTCGAGCTAAAAGCTCTTGGTTATCGTTATTGTTTTGCAACCATTCGTAAATAGCCACTGGCATATGCCCTTTCACTATATATAGCGCGTT